GAGAGCCATGTTGATAGATCAATCAAGGATTGTCAACCTTTCATACAATCGAATATCATTGCAACAGTCAATCTATTGAATGAAGCAATGAAGCATAAAGTTCAAAAGTTTGTTCACATATCTACCGATGAAGTTTTTGGTGAGATCGCGATACCAGGTAAATTCAATGAACTTTCTAATATATCCCCAAGAAATCCATACTCGGCAAGCAAGGCTTCAGCCGAACATTTTGTAGAAGCATATGGCAATACATATGGATTTCCATATACCATAATCAATTCATCAAACAACTATGGTCCATGGCAGTATCCCGAAAAGTTTATTCCTCTGGCGATTAATCGTATTCTAAAAAAGCAAAAAGTTCCAGTATATGGAACTGGTAGTCAGATTCGCGATTGGATCTTTGTCAAGGATGCAGCTGAAGCAATTCGTCGTGTACTTCATCATGGGAACACACATGATAGATATTGCATCGGTGGCGAACAAGAAATAAGAAACATTGATCTTCTTCGCATGATAATTCAAAAAATGAACGTAGATGAAAATCTAATAGAGTACGTTACTGATCGTCCTGGGCATGATGCAAGATATGCCACATCAATACTCAAGATTAAAAGAGAGTTGAAGTGGGTGCCAGAGTACAATCTATCTGATGGATTGAATGAAACGATAGAGTGGATAAAGAAACATGAAAATAGGATTTAATTGTAGTAGTTTTGATCTGCTTCATGCAGGTCATGTTACCATGCTAAAGATGGAAAAAGAATTGTGTGATTACTTGAAGGTCGCACTTCAGGTTGATCCTACAATTGATAGACCCGGAATAAAGAACAAACCAATTCAAAGCATCTATGAGAGATATGTTCAGCTTCAAGCATGTAAATATGTAGATGAGATATTGGTGTATGAAACTGAGTTTGATCTACTCCAGTTGTTAATGACACAGACAATTCATGTTCGTTTTCTTTCTGATGAGTATTTGAATCGGGACTTCACAGGAAAACAGTGGTGTATTGACAACGGTATTGAATTGCATTATCATAAACGTCAGCACATTTATGGCTCATCCGAATTGAGAAAACGCACATACGAAATGGAAAAGAAAAGACTTGATGAAGTCATCAAGAAAGAAATACCGCAACATCATCCGGAGTTGTTGAACACATGATTACATTGATTGGGCATGGTTATATTGGACAAGCAATATGGAAGAAACTAGAATTTCATAGTTACATTTCTTCATATTGGATCTCACACAAAGACAAGATTCCAAATGACACAAGAGTAATAATCAACGCAGCAGGGTATACAGGATCTCCGAATGTTGATGCTTGCGAACTATACAAGGAAGACACGATTGCAGGAAATGTATTATGGCCAATTGAACTTGAAAGAAGAAGTCTGCACATTCCTGTAGTTCATATTTCAAGCGGATGCGTATATACAGGATATCAAAAAGACTTTACGGAAGAAGATGAGCCAAACTTCAATTTTGATAATGGTAGTTTCTATAGTGGATCAAAGGCTTTGGGGCAAAAACTTCTTGCGCCATACATGAACAAGTCATATCTTTTGAGAATTCGTATGCCATTTGATTCAGAAAAACATCCAAAGAACTTCTTGACCAAGTTGGAAAAATATGCGAAGTTGATAGATTTCCGCAATAGTCTAAGTCACGTTGATGATGTTGCTGATGTAGCATTATTTTTTGCTACAAATAAGCCAAAGCCGGGAATCTATAATGTCACAAATGGTGGTAGCAAGACGACAAAAGAAATTGCCGACATGATGGGATTAAACAAGAATTGGTTTACGGAAGATCAGTTTCGTGCTGCAGTTACGGCACCAAGATCAAACTGTGTTCTTGACAATACAAAACTAAAGAACATATTTCCAATCCGTGATATAGATGTCGCATTGAAGGATGCGATTGACAAATATCAATGAAAAAAACTGCAATTGTAGCATCCAGTTTCTCAGAAAACGGAAGCAAAAGTCTTGCAAAATTGTTGACAAAGAAGTATGGATGCACTATAATCAAGGAATCTACATATGATAAAGATCGTGGTATGTGGATGCTCACATACACAGATCCATTGTTGGAGATCGTAGATGAAATTCAAAGTTCTAAAAATGAACGCACTCGCAGAAGCACTAGACAAAGTAAAAATAAAAGACCCCGTCGCTCTTCCATGGAATGAATGGAAAAATTGGGAAGAAGAGCAAAAGAAAACTCGTCCAATAATGTACTTTTGTCAGCTCGTTGTTTGGCAAAAAATCAAGGACACTTGTGAGGATATTCAGCGCAAGTTCTGGCACGATCCAATCTATGCGATAAAGTATCGCACAACACACAAGTACAATGTACTTGATACTGGACTAGAGCCAAGTTACTATGACCTGGATACTCGCATTCTTCATGGATTGTTTAATGAGTTGGTCAACTTCGTTGAATGCGAAAAGGCGTGGATGAACGTTGTGTGGGGCAAGGAACCCGGCAAGCGTGGTCTTTTTGAGAGATTTCGTTCACCTGAACTTGGAGTTCAATATCTTCAATGGGAAATTGACCTTGGGGGTGATGAAAACAAGGCTAATGCTGAGACAGCAAAGGAAACACTTGCACTCTACAAGTGGTGGAAAGAAGTATATCTAACTCGTCCCGACCCCATGGACGCATCTGGTTGGTCCGCATATTATGACATGCGTCGTGAACAAGGTCATGATGTTCTCGATGATCATAATAATCGTTCCGAAGAAGATCAACAGAAAGACAAAATGGCAATTCAAAGACTTCATGAAATAGAAGAAGCATATGCAAGAGAAGAAGAGGAGATGCTTATTCGCTTGATCAAGATTCGTAGATATTTGTGGACATGATAACACATGCACTCTTTCCTACTCTTGTTGGAGAATTTCGCTATGACAAGAGAGAAGATTTCAAGCAAAGGTTCTTCAATAGAGTGCTTCATCACATGGATGAACATGGTTACTCCATGGAGACAACAGGAAATGTAGATCTTCATCATGACGATGAGTTGAGCGATATCTTTGACTTTGCTGCTTCAAGTGCGTTTGAGTACATGAATACGCTTCAGCTAAATGATGAGTTTGATTTGAATCTGGTAAAGACATGGTTGAATATCATAACAGAGTTTCACACACCAAATCATAATCATGCTGATGCACATCTATCATTCGTATATTATGTGCAGATACCAGATGAATTGGACAAGCCCGTGAATTTTCTTGTGAAGGACATACCTAATGAACTGTTTCACGGAATGACAAATGCAAGTATAAAAGAATGGAACATGTGGAATAGTCCCACTTGGTATTTCAAACCAATAGAGGGACAGATGTTCATGTTTCCAGGCAAACTATTTCACTATACGTCGGGTTATGGTTCTGGGTCTCCCGACGCTCCAGTCAAGACTCTGGATGATCTAAAACCTAGACGCATATCAATCGCCGGTGACTTTGTTCTAACGTACAAACAAAGAATCGGCCGGGCATATGGTATCATGCCTGTTTCCAATTGGAAAGTGTATAAAGGAGTATAACATGCAGAAGACTGAATTTATTCAGCGGAAGTATGATGGTAAGTGGGTTCTTTGGTCGTATGAAGTTGATCCGACCATTGATCTTGAAGATTTTCGTGGTCGCGAGATGTTGATTCCCTATCGTTGGGTTCCTCGTGGCGTTTATGATTACATTGTGGAGTTTGAATAATGGCTAATATTCGTATCATCAAGTTGATTACTGGCGAAGAACTTCTCGGTGATGTCACCGATCAAGGACTTGCATATTCTATCAAGAATGCAGTAATCGTTGCTCTTGTTCCTAGCAGAGCAAATCCACAGCAGCCGTCAATCGGTCTTGCTCCTTGGATGCCATATGCTGAGAATGAACCAATCATTATCTCAAAAAGCAATGTTGTATACGACGCAAAGCCAATCAAGGAAATGGTGAACAACTACAATTCAATCTTTGGTGGAATCATTACCCCGCCTAAGACTCTTCTTGTATGATTCATCATTTCATGATATCATCAAAGAATGAAAAATGATTTCTACACAAATGTCGCTGTTCTTGGCAACAACATTCTTTATCGTGGAATAAGAGACGGTAAAAGAATCCGAGGAAAG